TGTTCACCAATCCTGATGATTTGAAAGGCATTAATAATAAAGGAGGGCTAATTAAATGACTTGACATTGTTAACTAAATAGTGTATACTATAAGAATGGGGGTAGTCTATCCCATACAAACGCAATCTAACCCTGCACAAATTCACAATTTTGTGAAAACGTGCTTAACAAAATATGAAAGGAAACTATCATGACATTTGATTTAAGTATTAACTGGAATACTGAACCAAAGATTTTGCAGTATGAAAAACTAGAACCACTATGGCAATTTATGGACCCTATTAGCTTTACTCGACACGAACCACAAGAAGAGAGAGACATTATAATGCAGTTTCAATCAAGCAGAAATATGATAACAAAACATTACGGCAGTGTATATCTTACAAAATATTTCGATGCTGAATACCCATATTACTCGCTTAGTCGTAACTCGCCATATGATGTTCGACATCCTGTCGGCGAAGAAAGGGATTTTGAAAACGAACTTAAAAAATCTTTTGATAAAAGCAACGACTTATTTTATTACCCAGACCATTTTACTATGAAGCTAAGTAGATATCACATAGTAGGAAGTAGGGGAGGTGAGAACTATTATACAAGATTCACCAAGAAAATATTTTATTCAATTCCTTGGCGTGAATATGTTCCTGAAGGTTTTAATGAAAAAGATTGTGAGCAACCACTTAACTTTACAGCGCGCATGTCAAACATAGATGGCTCATCTTTGATTAACGGTCACTCTTGGTTTGATGTTGCTGACAATATTCCTTATGCGTTTGATTACGAAGGCAAACCAACAAACGTTGAGCAATTTGTGCAACCAACAAAATACAAAGTTAACAGAAAACTGCTTAATTCTTTGCGTAAGACAAAACTAAAAGATTTACATGATTACGTTGAGTCTGCATATCCGTTACTAAATGCAACAATTACTGATGAAACATATGATAAATATAAGTTTGATGTAAAAGATCAAACTACAGACGAAAGTCATTATAAAACTATGCTTCATTTTATAACTAAACATGCTCAGCATGATTGGTTTCGTCACGTATGGAAATTACCTAGTTTGAACTTACTTCAACAGGCGATAGATAGAGACTTTAAAGGTCGACAGCTATCAGTTCTTGAACCAGTTGTTTAACGCACAAATTCACAATTTTGTGAAAACGTGCATTTATTATGAAAGGAAACTACAATGCAACTAACCGTAAATCTAACAGACGTAACTAATCTAATTAGTAGCGTTGGCACTACTACCACTATCCACGTGCAAGGTCAGCCTGGAATTGGTAAATCATCTATACTGCAAACTCTTGCAGAGAAACATCCTGACCACATACCTGTATACATTGATTGCGCAGATTTAGACCTTGGTGACTTGGCTATGCCTGCAATGAATCATGAAACAAAGTCAACAGCGTTCTACCCTAACGAACGATTTCAACTACATCATGGTAAGCCTGTAATCATCATGCTTGACGAGATTACTAAAGCAAGTGAGCCAGTCAAGAACATGCTATTACCAGTCATGCTCGAGAGAAGACTAGGTTCAGTTAAGTTTCACCCTGACTCAATAGTCTATTCAACAGGTAACATGTTGACAGATGGTGTTGGCGATTCACTCAAAGCACATGCTAAGAACAGAATCACATCTGTGTATCTACGCAATCCTAGTGATGATGAATGGATTAATTGGGCAATCAGTAATGACTTGTCAGCAGAAGTTATTGCATGGGTAAAACAATTTCCACATTGTCTTGCTAGTTATCTTGATAAATCTCAGAAAGAGAACATGTATATATTTGATCCAACTAGAGAGCAAGAAGCATTTGTTACCCCACGTTCTTTGCACAAGGCCTCACATATTGTCAAAGCACGTAAGGAACTAGGTGTTGATACAACCATGGCTGCACTTGCAGGCACCATAGGTGAATCAGCTGCTAGAGACATGGCTGCGTTCTTCTCATTGGCTGACGAACTGCCTACACGTGAATCAATATACAAACAACCTGATAAAGCTAACATTCCTTCCGACCCTTCGGCTAAAGTTATTCTTGTCATGCGTGAGTTGATGGGTATTACGAAAGAGAACTTTGAACCTTGGCTAACATACATGGAAAGATTGCCTATGGAGATGCAAGCACTATTTGCAGTCAACATCATGAATGGTAGTAAACAACCTATCGCGGCGACCAATAAGAAGTTTGTAGATTGGGCAATGCGTAATAAACAATTCTTCTAGGAGATTAGCATGCAAAAAGAATACTTAGTGGTTGAGTATCAAAAAACAGGTGTTGGTAAAGTTGTTAAAACATTTACAAGTAAGCTACAAGCTTGTGAGTTTGCACTAGAACAATATCAACAGCACAAAAACGTAGCAGGTTCAGACTTTGAAGTCGAGGAGGCAGAATGACACCACAAGATAGAGTCACAAAGTCTCACATTGCTATCATGCGTAGCAAAGAGTTTTGTTTGTTCTCTGGTGTGTTGTCTATCGGTGATGTTAATTTCTCTGACAAAGTTCCCACAGCAGGAACTAATGGTAGAGATGTAACTTACAATCCTGATTGGATACAAACACTGCCAACGAAAGAACTAAACTTTATTGTCTTGCATGAGGCAATACACAAAGCATTTCAACACATGCATATATGGAAAGATTTGTTTAAGAAGAACCCTATGCTTACAAACATGGCGGCTGATTATGTAGTTAACGCTACTATTAAAAATGCCGACCCTGATGAAAACATTGCAGCTATGCCTAAATCAGGTTTGTATGACCAAAGGTTTGACAACATGACTACCAAACAAATCTTTGACATATTGCAGAAAGAAAATCCACAGAGCGATGGTGTAACTGTGGTTCTTGATGAGCATGGGTTTGACGAAGCAGAGGCGCTTGATGATAACGAAGTTAAAAAAGTCAAAGAGCAAATCGATCAAGCCTTGCGACAAGGTGAAATCCTGCGTGGCAAGATGGCAGGCAATCAAATAAGAGGGGTGACAGACTTCTTAAAACCGAAAGTAGATTGGCGCAGAGAGTTAAGGCAGTTTGTAAACTCTATATGCAAATCAAAAGACAAGTCATCGTGGCGCAAACCACATAGAAGATATGTATCGCAAGATATATACATGCCTTCCATGATTGGTGAATCCGTAGGTGACATTGTAATTGGTGTTGACACATCAGGTTCTATTGGACAAGAAGAAATAAATCTATTCTTGTCTGAGATTGTATCTATATGTGAAGACGTAACACCAAAAAGCGTTGTGCTTGTGTATTGGGACCACGAGGTTGCAGGTGTGGAACGATACAAAGAGGGAGAGTATCAACGACTGAAAGCAACTACTAAACCACGTGGAGGTGGTGGAACACATGTAGGTTGTCTCAATGAGTATATACGTAGTGAAAAACTTAAACCTGAGACCACCATTGTTTTCACCGATGGTTATGTAGAACAAGATTGGGGTGGAGTTTGGACTTGCCCTACATTATGGGTGGTGACATCAGACTTGACTTCACCACATGGTAAAACTATTAAATATGAAGGAGACTAAAATGGGAGTTCACGTTCCTGAAAAACATTTGCAACACATGAAAAAACTTGAAGGAGTAATTGATGTAACAACTTTAACTGATGCTCAATTAAAGAACATCAAAAAGTATTATGAGACAGGTGCAACGGGTTATAGTGAGGTTATGACTAAATTTTTATCTAGAGAGTTATGGGAGAAATATGCAGCAGAGTTTCACCCACATATTAGAGATGACTACTATATGACTCATACATTTAAAAATTATAAAGCAAGCCATCCTATATGGACAGAAGTAGAACAGTATCTAAGTTTACGAGCCCTTTTAGATAAGGAAAAGTATTATATAGATGCAACGCGTCAAGAGGAAAATTTGGCAGAACTTAATAACATAAAAAACTTGCCACCTGATATGCCTGTAACTTTAGAAATTGAAACAGGAGTGAGACCCCATGTGGGTGCTCATGGATATCAATTGCCTGAAGCTGATCCTGTTCGTGAAGATATGGAAAAACGATTAAGTAAAATTGTTAAGAAGGGCTATACGGCTATGCATCCTGAAAACGAAGGCCTACAAATTATTAATCGCATGATTAATAGAGAGATTAACGAGTTTAAAATTAGTTATAGGGAGGAAAAATAATGGAAAAAGCAATCGTAACAAACAAAGAAATAGATTCGTTGTTTGCTCAGCTACGGCTTCACAACGTAGCAAAAATAGTAATAACTTTTGAAGGGGCAGGGGATAGTGGCTCTATTGATTCTGTTTCATTAATGGACGCTAGTGATAAGCATGTAACAACACCTATCACTACAATTTTGTGGACTAGTGAAAATTATCACGACGCAGGCAAACCTAAAGATACAACTTTGCAAGCCGCCCTTGAGGATTTAGGCTACCAAATGCTAGATAAAACAGGTGTTGATTGGTATAACAACGATGGTGGCTATGGTGAAATAGTCATTAACATATCTAATATCGATGATATTTGTGTAGAATTTGATATGAATCAAAGATATATAGAGGTAGAAAACACGCAGTTTGATTTTGATTATTTTGAAAACATATTTAAAGGAGAGGGGGTAACAGCATGAGTGATATAAATATTGCATCAAGTAATGTTCTTGTTGAACTTAACATATCGTTATGGACTGCAAGAAAACTAGATAAAGGTGTATCCAAAGAAGTTAGTGTAAGTAAAGGTGCAACAACTTCAGCTGGTAACTACAACAAACACCTACTGGCAGGGTCTGAAGCACTGGCAAAAATACAGCAACATGCTAGTGAAATTAGGGACTACCACATGAGACAAACACTTCCATGGTCTTCTAGTGGTGGTATTCGTTTGTTGCCCATGACACAGTTTTTTGATTACAAACAACAAATGGACGAACACCAAGAGTTGTTTCAAGAACGCGTCAATGAGTTTATAAATAACTATCCAAAGATTGTAGATGCTATGGCATACAAACTAGGTGCGTTGTTTGATAGAAGTGAATACCCTGCAGCAGATGAAATACGCAGTAAATACAAAATTGGGTATACGTTTCTACCTGTTCCTGAGGTTAATCATTTCGATAATATAAATACCGAAATGAAAAAAGACTTGAAAGAACAGTATGAAAAAGCATACAACGATAGGATTAAGTTTGCTATGGATTCAGCATGGACAAGATTGCACGATACACTTGCACACATGCTTGAGAGATTGCAAGGTGAAGATAAGAAAATATTTAGAGATACCCTTGTTACTAATGCACTAGAGTTAACAGGTTTGTTATCTAGCTTAAACATTACTAAAGATCCTAAATTAGAATCGGCTCGTCAAGAACTTGAAAAAGCTATTGTTGGTGTAGATGCTCAAGACTTACGCGAGAATGATTTTTTACGTAAACATGTAGCTAACAAAGTTAACGAAATTATGGGACTTATATGAAAGTATATCGCGCTAGTGATGAAAACAATGCAGACATTCCAAAAGAGCACCGAAAGAAGATTGCATTGTTGAAACTTGCTGAGCCGAGAGTTATTGTAAAAGGTGTTGGTATGCGTGAGAATGATTTTTATCTTGTTATCGAGAATGACAAAGACAGAGAATATCTAGATTTGAAATTAATAATTGATGGCAAGATGCAAGCTTTTGATATTCTCAAAAGAGCAAAAAACATAGCTTACCTTTATCAATACATTGATATACAAAAATCTATCGCAAAGCAAAAATCTATGTTATCCTAGATAACATGGTAAAAAAAGTTACTGAACGGTGGGTTAAAAATAAAGCAGTTGAGAAATTAAAACGTCTCGGTGCATACTATTTTTTTCCCATCGCCAGTGGCTACATGCGTGCAGGTGTTCCTGACATTATTGCATGCTACAAAGGAAAGTTTATTGGCATAGAATGTAAAGCCAACGGCAACAAACCCACAGCCCTCCAACAAAAAAACCTCAGAGAAATATCTATCCAAGGTGGTATATCCCTATTGATTGATGAAACAAATGTTGATATGCTAGAGTTTTATGTTACAGGAAAGCAACGTATAAATGAAAACTGATAACGTAAACAGGCCTTCTCATTACACTCAAGGTAAGGTAGAATGTATTGATGCTATTGAGTCAGCAACCACAGGACTTGTTGGTATCATTGCTGTATGCGTAGCTAACGTAATTAAATACGTTTGGAGATTTGCTTTAAAAAACGGCGTTGAAGATTTAGATAAAGCAGATTATTACTTACAAAAACTAAGAAATAAAGTTAGGGATAAGTAGCACAAATTCACAATTTTGTGAAAACGTGCTTGGGGTATGACCGATGGTAGACGAAGCTGATGTTGCTAATGACGAACTTGAGAGACAGTTAGAAAAGACTCTCAAATCTGTTGACACAAAGATACCTACCAATGACACAAACAAGTGCATTTGGTGTGGCGAACCTATACAAGAAAGTGACAACAGGAGGTGGTGCTCCATTGAATGTCGTAATGATCATGAGTTATATGCAAACAAGGTATGAAGAAAGGGAATATAGATATGGGGGTAGGGAAAGCAGTTTGTCATAAATGTGGCGACTCTGCAAAATTTAACCAAGCAGGTAAGTGGTGGTGTGGTTATACAAATCAAATGGGAGAGTATAACTTGCAGGGCTACTGTAAAAAAGAAAAGAAAGGACTAGATGAAGAACTTAATAACAATCGACTTTGAAACATACTACGATAAAAACTACGGCTTAAATAAATACACTACAGAAGAATATATAAGAGATCCACAATTTGAAGTTATAGGTGTCTCTGTAAAACAAGCCGATAAAGAACCTGTATGGTTTACAGGCACTCACCAAGAAACAAAAGACTTCCTCAATAGTTATGATTTAGAAAACAAGTTTGTGCTTGGGCACAACATGCGCTTTGATGCGTCAATCTTAAGTTGGATATTCGACATAAAACCAAAAGGCCTGTTTGATACCATGAGTATGGGAATCATAATTCACGGACTAACAGAGTCTGTATCTCTTAAGAACTTAGCACGTCTATATAACTTGGGAGAAAAAGGAACAGAAGTTTTAGATGCGTTAGGTAAGCATAGATTAACCTTTAAATATAATGAACTAAAAGCATACGGTGAATACTGTAAGAATGACGTTGAATTAACTTACGCTTTGTTTTTTCAATTAGTCAATAGATTCACATCTACTGAATTAAAATTAATTGACTTAACTATAAGAATGTTTTCTGAACCTAAACTAAAAATAAATAAAGCGTTGCTTATAAAACATTTAGCTAAGATAAAAACAGGAAAACAAGAACTATTAGATAGCGTTGCTGTAGATAAAAAAGTTCTAATGAGTAACCCTCAATTTGCAGAACTTTTAAAATCTATGAAAGTAAAAGTCCCTATGAAAAAAAGCCCTACCACAGGGAAAGATACCTACGCTTTTGCTAAGACAGACGAAGGTTTTAAAGCACTGCTAGAACACGAAGATCCATATATACAAACCCTCGCCTCTGCACGAATAGGAAACAAATCAACCATAGAAGAAACACGCACAGAGAACTTTATATCTATTGCAAACAGGGGAACCCTACCTGTTCCATTGAAATATTCTGGGGCAGTTATATCACATAGATGGAGTGGTGTAGATGGAATCAATCTACAAAATCTCCCCCGCATGTCTGAGCTCCGTAGAGCTATATGCGCTCCAGAAGGACACAAGATAGTTGCATCAGACTTGAGCAATATTGAATTACGACTTGCTTATTGGTTTGCTCAAGACTACAACAAGATAGATTTGATTAACAAAGGTGTTGACTTATACAAAATGTCCGCAGCAGAAATTATGGGAATTGATTATGATAGTGTAGACAAAGACTTGCGTTATATATTTAAAGTTGTTAATCTATCAGGTATTTATGGTGTTGGTGCTAACAAAATGCACGCTATCTTAACTCAAGGTGGTGTGGATAAAGATATAGAAGAGATTAAAGGTATTGTTTATAACTATAGAGCATCCAACCCTTTACTAGTTAATTCTTGGGACGAAGCAGGATCGATGTTAGAAGCTGTTTCTAAAGGAAAGAAATATAGTATGGGAAACAAAAGAATAATAGAAAGCATTTCAAAACAAGGAATGCTAAAACCTAATAAAATGCTATTGCCTTTGCCAAACTTGAGACAGATAGAAACAGAAGATGGTAGAGCAACATGGGTATATGATAAGAAGATGGGCAACAGCATAATAGTTGAATACACACACCCAGCAAAAACTTTTCAACGTTGCATTCAGTCGTTAGCCAGAGACATAATTGGGGAGCAATTAGTTGCAGTATCTAAAAAGTATCCTGTAGTTATGACTGTTCACGATGAACTTGTAATGTTATGCAAAGAAAATGAAGTAGATAATTGCGTATCATACGTCAAGGAGTGCATGACTACGGCTCCAGTATGGTGTTCCGACTTACCCCTCGACTGTGAAGTAGGAGTTGGGGACAACTATATGGATGCAAAATAATGGCTAAATACACATGGTCGTATTCAAGTGCGACAACTTTTGAGAAGTGCCCTAAGCAGTATTATCACTTGTATGTTGCTAAGGACATAAAGCAAGATCCTAACCAAAAACATTTCTTGTATGGTAACGCAGTTCACAAAGCTGCGGAAGAATACGTAAGAGATGGAGTTCCGCTGCCAGAAAAATTTAAGGAGTTTCAAAGCATTATAGACAAGCTATTAGAAATTCCAGGGGAAAAGCATTGTGAACTTAGACTGGGCCTTACAAAAACATTAGAGCCTTGTGGGTTCTTTGATGATAATGTCTGGTGGAGAGGTGCAGTAGACTTAATGATACTTGACAAAGACAAGAAACTAGCTACAATAATCGATTATAAAACAGGAAAGAGCAGTGAGTATGCAGATACAAAACAGCTTGGTTTACTTAGTTTAGCTATATTTAAACATTTTCCCGAAGTAGAAAAAATAAAAGCAGGATTAATATTTTTAGTGTGTAAAGATATAATAAAACAGGAGTATAATAATACCAATATCAGTGATATATTTGCAGAGTGGTCTAGGTTAATACAGCGTATGGATACTGCTTATGATACGGAAGTGTTTAACCCTATACCTAACTTTGCATGTAAAAAGTTTTGTCCTGTTCAAGGATGTCCGCATTGGGGTAAATAATGACACGAGATTACGCAAAAGAAAATAGAGAATATAAAAGCAAACCTGATCAAATTAAAAAACGTGTGGCTAGAAATAAAGCTAGACGAATGATGGAAAGATTAGGCAAAGTTAAAAAGGGTGACGGCAAAGCCGTAGATCACAAAACACCTTTAAGTAAAGGTGGCTCTAACACCATGAGTAATTTAAGAGTTAGAGACTTTGATAAGAATAGTTCTTTTCCAAGAAACAAAGACAGCAGTTTAAAGAAAAACGTTGTAGGTAAAAAGTATAAAAATAAAAAAGCCTAGGCATGGGGCATCCTCCCTCGATTCATGCCATTAAGACGCACCACATTTTGCTAGTTTCCTTTAGTGGTGCGTTTTTCTTTACAGTTAACAAAAGAGTATGATATTATGGTAGATAGTTCTTGCAATGGAGTATGTTCATACGCCCTCATTGATGGGGTTAATATGTGCACATCTTGCTATAGAACTTATGACGATTTAGAACAATGGCTATACTTAGATGATCAAACAAAAAAAGAACTGCTAAAGATGGCAAAAGAGAGGAAACGAAAATATAGTGAAATACAAAAAAATTAGTTTAGATATAAACATAAAAGACATTTTAGAAAAAGTTTATAAGCTAACTAAATTATGGATAAGTCGTTCTGACGAGTATCCTTTTTATACTTTAGGCCGCAGTGCATATTTAGATGGTAAAACAAAAGAATATTATGATGAATCTAAATGGCAAAATGAGTTATTGGCTCAAAACTTTTATGGTCTATACAGCAAACTATTAGATAGTTTAACATTTATATTTGATGAGACTGTAGTATTAACAGAAGACTTAGCCATTCCAGGCTTCCACATATTCCCAAGCGATCCAGTATTTATAGAAAAAAATATAGCAGGGCATTGGCACCAGGACTTTCCACATGTGACTTTAGGTGCAGGTATTGATGATGCTTATGCTTACACTGTTGCCATAGACTTGCCTAGGTCAGGTGGTGGCATGGAATATATTACTAAAGCAAACACAATAGAATATCTACCATACAAAAGAAAAGAACTAATTCTACATGATGGGCTTACCCTTCATAGAATAGCAGGGCTAAAAGAGTTTGTGCCTAATGAATATAGAATAACTCTTCAAGGGCACATAATTAGAAGAAACGGACAATTGGAGACTTTTTGGTAATGACTATATATAATGAAGCAGGAAAAGGAAGTAAACAAAGACCCACAGATAACAAGGCATTTAACGACGGATATGATAGAATATTTGGAATACGGTGCAAGCATTGTAGGTATAAACAGCAAAAGACAGAGAGTCAGCCTGTTCTTTGTGAGTCTTGTGGGAAAGAACTATGATGGAATTTGTGTTAATAATCAGTTTAGTAGGTGATTTGGGTCCCGATGAAAAATTTGGAGGCACGTTTGAAAACTGCACTCAAGCAAACATACACTACATTAAAAATTACAGGGGTAAAAAAGAATACAACGGCTACAGATGTATTCGCAAAGATTTAATTACAGAAAAAGAAGAACTAAAATTTTTAGGAAAGGAGCATGATTGAATATCTTTTTGTTTTGGTTGTTGAGTCAACTTATGAGGATAACCATAGAGTTTATATTGGGCATTTCCAAGACTGCTACACAGCTAATGAATTCGCAGAAGATTACCTCCCTGATTTTAGGTCTATTTGTCTACACGAAAACTTTATGAATATACCAAAAAAATTAAAAGACAAAATTATTTTTATTAAGGAAGGTGACAAATGGAAAAAGCTAAGAAAAATTTAATTGGATGCAACAATGGCTAAAGTTAAACAGTCTTTAGGAGGACGTAAGCCTCACGTCAAAATTAACAAACGCACAAGTCAAGGCGGCAAAGTCAAACGACAAACCATGAACAAACACAAAAAACGCTCGTTCAAAAAGTATCGAGGTCAGGGGAGGTAATAGAAGTGGAACTTTATAAAGATAAAGCTATAATAGTCAATACTACTAATCCCGATGCTATATTAAATAATATAGAAAAAAGTAAAGTAGTTAAAACATATAACAATGGTGTAACACAAGTAATTGTCAATTGGGGGTTAGATGAAGTATTACAGTTAAGTAGTATGAGGTTAAAAAATCCACCATCTCCTATATCAAAAGAATACACATGGCCTGGAGTATTTAAGCCATTCAAACATCAAATAACAACATCAGAGTTTTTATCGGCACACAAAAGAGGGTATTGTTTAAATGAGGCAGGAACAGGTAAAACTTCTTCTGTTGTATGGGCTTTTGACTATTTAAAAAACAAAGGCAAAGTTAATCGCATGCTAGTTATTTGTCCTTTATCAATCATGCAACCTGCATGGCAAGCGGACATATTTAACACAGCTATGCACAGAACAGTAGGTGTTGCACACGGAACTACAGCACAGAGAAAAAAAGTTTTTGCTGAAAACACAGATATAGTTATTATTAATTATGATGGTGTAGAAATTATGCAAAAAGAAATTCTTGCTGGGAAGTTTGATCTCATAGTTATAGACGAAGCTAACTACATTAAAAACGTTAAGACAAGACGATGGAAATCAATAAATAAAATAGTAAATGAATCAACTTGGGTATGGTTACTAACAGGGACCCCCGCATGCCAATCACCTTTTGATGCTTATGGTTTAGCTAGACTAATCAATCCTTCGTCAGTGCCTCGATATGCAGGCACATTTAAAGACATGGTAATGCAAAAAATATCAGAGTATACGTGGATACCGAGACCACAAGCTCAATCTATTGTGCATAGAACTTTACAACCTGCTGTTCGGTTTGAAAAAAGAGAATGTCTTGATTTACCTGATATTATGTATACAGAAAGAAACGTTGAGATGACTCCTGAACAAACCAAGTATTACAATAAACTAAAGAAAGAAATGATTATTGAACTTGGTAGTGAGGAAATAACTGCGTTGAACGCGGCAACTATGATGACTAAACTACTACAAGTGAGTTCAGGTGCCGCGTATACCGCAGACAAAAAAGTTATAGAGTTTGACTACTCTAGTCGATATAACGTGTTAGAAGAAATAATAACAGAAGCTAGCCATAAAGTAATTATATTTTGTCAATTTAGAAGTATCATTACAAGCTTACAAAACAAACTAAACAAATCTAATATAACATGTGACCTTATACATGGTGGTGTTTCCGCAAATAAACGAACACAAGTAATTAAAACTTTTCAAGAAAAAGAAGACCCTAGAGTTTTAATAATTCAACCACAAGCTGCGTCTCATGGTATTACACTACACGCAGCTAACGTAGTTGTATTTTGGACACCTGTCACATCAGTAGAAACTTATATTCAATGTTGTGCTAGGATTGATAGAGCAGGACAAAAGAATCCGATGACCGTTGTAAACTTACAAGGATCAGAAAACGAAAAACGTTTGTATCAGTATTTAAGATCAAAAATAAAAAACCACGATAAGCTTATTGATTTGTTTAAAGAAGAATTAGGAATATAATACTTGACAGAGTTAATATTTGGTTATAATATTAAATGTCCAAGTATTTTAAGGAGAGGCAATGGATTTAAACGAAGACGATAACAAGCTTGAACGTTTGATGCAAGCAGACATCAATATGCGAGAGAAGATAGCTACGTTAGAATCTGAGATTAAAGAAATCAAAGAAAAGAGAGCACAAGTTCAAAACGCATTGAATGATGTTTGTGAACGTCTTAACGTATCAAGTATTAAAACCACTGTTGGAACATTAACTAGATCTTTAAAAACAAGATACTGGACTAATGATTGGCCTAGTATGTATGATTTTTTAAAGCAACACAACGCATTAGAGTTAATGGAAAAACGACTTTGCCAAGGTAATGTAAAAGAGTTTATATCAGATAATCCTGATTTACTGCCCCCTGGCTTACAGTCAACGAGCGAATATACAGTCGCTATACGCAAAAACACTAAGAAGGAGAACGTATGAACACCGAAGTAGATATATTTCAAAGTGGTGCAGTAGCTACTACTGGACCAAGAGATGATGGCTTTACTAAAAACATCACTGGCAGTTCAATTACATCTAAACGTATATCTATACGTAATAATGTATTTAGACTAATGGTGAATGGTAAAGAGATCGACAAATCTGATGCAAGACATTTAGATGTTGTTATTGTGAACGCATCACCAAGCGTCCACAGAATGTATTTTGCAGGAGAATACAAGCCAGGCGAAAAGCTTTCACCACCTGCTTGTTGGACTCAAGACAGCGTAAAACCTGATCCTACAGTTAACAGTCCGCAATCTTCGACATGTGCCGAGTGTCCAAAAAATGTAAAAGGTTCTGGTCCTAACGGAACTAAAGCTTGTAGATTTAGTAGACGTATTGCAGTAGTTAGAGCAGATGATTTGCATGGTGATGTATTTCAAGTAACACTACCTGCACAATCAATCTTTGGTAATGGCTCTGCTGAACGTAAACCACTACACGAATACACAGATTACGTTAGAGCAAATGGACAAAACCTTATGTCTGTAGTTTCTCGTATGTCTTTTGACATGGATTCATCTAGCACAAAAGTAGGTTTTAAACCTATCAGAGTTTTAAATGATGAAGAGTATGCATTATGCACAGAAAAAAGTAATTCTGATGATGCAAAAAGAGCAATTACATTAACTGTAAGCACAAACAATGATGAGGAAGAGGGCGATGCTTTTACTAAGCAACCACCCGCTGCTCCTCAAATTGAAGAAGCTGAACCACCTAAAGCAGAAACAAAACCTGAACCTGCCCCTGCAAAAGCAGAGGAGCCTAAAGCTGAACCACCTAAAGCTGATACAGGCGATCTTAGTTTAGATGACCTAGTTTCTGATTGGCAATAGGGGGTAGTATGAGAGGATATTCACAAATTGTAATAGAAGCTAACCAAAGTGCAGAGCCTAGTTTAGGTGTAAAACTAGGTGCTGTATGTATACAAAAGAAGTATTCCGTTATAAAGCTAGCTGAAAGGTTAAAGATTTCTCGACAAGCCATCTATGATTGGTTTACAGGTAAATCAAAGCCTGCAAAAAACAAGGAGGATTTAGTTACACAGCTAATTCAAGAAATTGAAACTTTATAATGTGAGAAGGTGATGCAATCATTAGAATTTTTAAAACACATACTACCTGACAGCGGGTATTATTGCATAGTAGGAAAAGATCAACAAAACATAGTTCAGCCTAAGTTTGTTGATACATTGAACAAAGCTAACGCAGTTGTCAATAATTTTCTTAAGGATAACCAAGATGTATATTTCACGATGTCAACTTGGTTATCTAATGCAAACAGACAATCAGCTAACGCTAAAGAACAGAAATGTCTATGGCTAGATATTGATTGTGGCTTTGATGAAAAGAAAAGAAAGTATAAAGACTACAAAACTAAAGATGCTGCTTTAGTTGCGCTTAGAGCGTTCACAGATGCTACCAATTTACCTGAACCTACAATAGTAGACTCAGGCAACGGCGTCCATTGCTATTGGCCTTTTATGGAGGCTGTAGACAAAGAGATTTGGAAACCTGTTGCAGAGGGGTTTAAGTTTTTGTGCATAAAGCATAAGCTTCATGCTGATCATGCATGCACAGCTGATACTTCAAGAATACTCCGTGTGCCTGCTACAAAGAACTTTAAAGATATTAACAACCCAAAAGATGTTGCTGTATTAAATGTTAGTAAACAGTATGCATTTGATGACTTAGTTAATCTAATACCTATAGATGTTGTAACACAAAAGAAACCTAGAAGAGATTTAGATCCTGCAACTAAAGCTATTTTAGGTAATCACTCAGCAAAATTCAAAAAGATAATTGACAAGATTATAGCTAAAGAAGGCTGTCCTCAACTAGAGCACATAATGCTCAATCAAACTACAGTTGAAGAACCCTTATGGCGATCAGGATTATCTATAGCTAATTTTTGTGAAGATAGAGAAATAGCTATACACACAATATCTAAACGTCATATTGACTATGATTACCAAAAAACTGTAGACAAAGCAGAGCAAATACCTGCTCCGCACACATGTAAACAATTTGAATCATTACGTCCTGAAGGGTGTAAAAACTGCAAACACAAAGGCAAAATTAATACCCCAATACAACTAGGAAGGATAATAGCTAGAGCAAAGGGCGCTGAAAACGCTGTAGAGGCCGTTAGTGAAGAGTTAAAAGAAAAGGTAACATATCATATACCTGACTACCCATACCCTTATTTTAGGGGCAAAAATGGCGGTGTATACCGAAACGTTGATGAAGATGATGAAGATGGGTTATTAATATATGAACATGACTTTTATTTAGTAGAAAGATTACACGATGCAGCATCAGGCGAAAGCGCATGGTTTAAATTACATTTACCACACGATGGGGTTAGAGAGTTTATAGCTAGAACTTCTGATCTTCTGTCTCCTGATAAAGCTAAACAAATTTTAGTTGACGCAGGCATAGTAGAGAACGCTAAAAGAATAAGTTTATTAACTGAATACATAATATCTTGCATTAAAAACCAACAAAAAACTAAGAAAGCTTCTGAAATGTATAAGCAATATGGTTGGAATGTAGGGGATATAAAAAACAAAATACTTATTGGTAATAGAGAAATCAGTGCTTTTGGTATTAAATATGTGCCTGTATCAGAAGACACAAAAGAATTTAATAGCACTTTATCTAAAAAAGGTAGCTACGAACTTTGGAAAAAAGGTATTTCAATGTATGAAAAACCTGGCATGGAGCTACGAGCATTTGCTTTCTTCTGTGCTTTTGGTTCTTTCTTAATGCCTTTCTTTAAACAAAAAGAAAAATCTGCAGTAGTTAACTTATATAATCCTGAATCTGGTCAAGGTAAAACGTCTATATTACAAGCAATTACAAGTGTTATAGGCAACCCTGATATAGGCGCCAAACTAATAAACTTATGGGGTGATACTGAAAACTCTATTGTTAATAGATTAGGGTATATGAATAACTTACCAACAACAGTAGATGAAATGACTAATCTACAACCGGACAACTTACATGAATTGCTAAAGTTTGTTGCAACAGGCCGTGGAAAGAATAGACTAGGTAGTGGAGGAGCTAACAAAGAAAGGGTAAACGATACAACATTTAACTTAATATTGGTTGTATCTAGTAACACTGACTTTAGAACAGTTACATTAGCTAGACGAGCAAAAGCTAGTGGTGATATTGCAAGGTTCTTTCAAATGACAATTGATATGGATACTGTGTATACAAAAGAAGAAGCAGATGAATACACAAGTTTGTTTATAGAAAACTATGGGCATGCAGGCGAAGTATATTCTCAATATCTTATACAAAACGTTGACCAAATTAAAAAGAGTTTAGGTGAACTGCAAAAGAAAATAGATAAAGAGTTTAAAATTCCTAGTCCTGATAGAAAGTTTTCTGTGTTATTTGCAGCAGTTTTCTTAGGTGCTATAATTGCTAAAAAATTAGGCATACATAATATACCTATAGAACCTGTATACGAAGCTATGGCTAAAGAATACAAAAAGAACAAACAAGAAGTAATAGAAAGAGACTTTGATGCTATTGAAACTCTAGGTAACTTCTTACTAGCGAATCGACCCTATACTTTGGTAATAAACAATGCGGCAGATAATAGAGCGGGCATACAAGAACTACCAATACACAAACCCACACTAGGTTTAAAAGTAAGATCAGAACCTGATACTAAAACTATATACATACCTGTTGCTGTAATGCGAGATTATTTAAAAGAAAAACAAGTAGAATACACAGATTTTGTAAAAGGATTAAAAGAAAGCAAAGCGATTAAACAATCTAGTCATCCTAAAGTCTTACATAAAGGATTAGATATAAGTGGTCCTAGTGTGAGATGTTTATGGATTGACTCAACGAATTTTGAAGAGTTACAACCACAAAATTTAAATATGGATATGCCTATAAATGTTAACTAATGGTACTGATTACGAAATAGATTGGCCTAATTTTAAACCAGGCACATCTATATTTATACCTGCTGTAGATATAGAAGCAGCGAGAAAAGCTATTCTAAAAGAAGCAGAAAGATTAGAATTTGATTGTGCTATGAAAGTGGTTATAGAAAACGATATACAGGGTGTAAGAGTGTGGAGACTATAGTCCTGACAGCAATCTAACTTGTGCTATATTTCTTAATAACTCATTAGTCATTTTTCTAACATCTTCAAGTTCTTTTTGTTTTTCTCCAGAAGTCATATCTGATGAAACAATCATTTTTCTATAGTCTCTTAGTTTGCTTATTTGATTATTTATACTATTAATAGTGTCTTTCATCATATAAAGCTTTTCGTTATCTTCTATTTTTTTCATTGCCCCTTCAACATCACCAAGAGCAACAAGCTTGTTTACATTTGTTGTCAATGATTGAGACGTTTCTAATAAATCATAAAAGTCATTAATAAAATCTTGTCCTTCTTTGCTTCTTAATATAGGGCTAACAATAGGTATTCTGTCTACAGGAGTAGCGGGTCTCTTCAAATCAAACAATTGATTTGCAACTCCATCAAGAATATATAAAGCCATACTACCCATGGTACCAAAAGTGCCTTTAATAAAATGATCTGTTTTTAATGGAGACACTCCAAACTCTCCTAATATTTTAGCAAGCTCAGAAGTGTACTCATTGTATTGTAATTCGCTATCTAGTTTTTGGTACCCTAACCCTACAATAGGTCTATCTCTAAAGAAGTCATAATTAAGCGTTACTTCTGCAGCGGGTCTAATTATTTGTGGTAATAAATTAGGGCCTAAAGCGGCATCGGTTATTGAGTTCCACAAAGCTTTTTTAATTTTTGTAGCATCATACTCATTCTCAGTGCCTTCTCTTACTACTATATTGTAAGTTAATTCAGGTATAACTTTAGTTAACAAAGCTAACTCAGCTCGAATAGGTAACTTAAAGTCAGTTCCAGGAATAAAGTAGTTTCTTAGTTTTTGTCTATCATCAATAGATTCATACTCATCTTCATCATCAGAGCCATTCATAGCCATTGTATACAATAGGTTCATTGCCATTAATTTAAAAGCTGTGCCCATAAATAAATTAAATGCTTTAGCTTTTTCAACACCCGCAATATTTCTTCCTCGTATTGATTGAACTACTACATCCATACCTTGTATATAAGCGTTTAAAAAAGGAACTAAATGTGCAAGCCATCTTATTGTGCCGCTTTGACCTCTACGTTGCCAGTTAATAATGTTCATAGCTCTATTAATAGCTAGAACTTCGTTACCACCTATAATGTTTCCATCTGCTTGTCTTACACCACCGGTTTCTAACAATGTTTGTTCAAATAAAGCTCTACGTTGAGCAACGTCTGAGTTGGCAGCAAATTTATCGGTCCCTCTTAACATTTTATTTACAAGAGTGTCATCTTGCATTTTGTATCTAATTCGTAAATCTTTAGTTATATCTCTATTATCATAACCATAGAACCCACCAACAATCCCAAATTGAGCCATTCTTTTTAATATGGGATCGTCAGGATTTAAAGATGCTTCTTTATAACTATTTAAAACTCTAAGTGCTAATCTAAATGGATTTTTAACACCAGAAAATAAAGCAGAGCTTATTGCATCATTAAACACTTGATATGCTTGGAATATAGGGTTTGCTGTAATACCTAATCTAAATGTTTTACTAAAGAAACTAGCATATTTACCCATATCGTCAATAGGAACTTCTGAACCTTCAATAGCCATTGCAAAATAAGGATCTTCATGAATCACCCATACTTGCTCACCATCAATATAAACAGAAGTAGCTTTGTCTTGTTTATCTTTTGGTACAGAAGCTAATCTTCGATAAGTAACAAGCTCATCATTTTCGTCTGTTAAAGCTACAGCTTTGGCTGCTTTTATGTTTGCGTGATTTCTAATAGCTGCGTTGACAGACCAAAAATGTTTTTTAAGCATGTTTTCTAAAACATTTGAAACTTGTTTTTCAGACCCTTTAAATTCAAACTCTCTACCTAAATCTGCAAAGCCTCTAAAATATTCTTTTGTTGCAGGATCATTTTCATCTAGCGCCCTAAACACAGGAACATACCACTCTGCTGTGTTTCTATATTTATCTGCTTGTGCTTGGCTATATACTCCAGCTTCTTCTAATACATTAATATGTTGAATATTCATTTTATAGTTTATAGCTTTTATTTGTTGAAGCTCTTCTATATTACCAAGCTGATTAATTACTTCTTCTGATGCAGCAAGTTGTTCAGGTGTTATTTTTGTAATATCTTTTTCTAAAGCTCGAGCTTTTCTTTTTAACGCTTTAGCTCTACGTTTAGCATCTCTTTCTATTTTTTGATTTTTAAGTAAATATTCTGCTTGATCTATAGCATCATCTGCCATTCTTTGTCTTTCTCTATTAGCTGCTTCTTCTCCTAAAAACCTGTTAGCGACTAAAAATCTATGTGTCATATCTTGTGCTTCTTGTTCACCATATGTTTTGGCTAACTGAGCAATAGTATTAAATATACTACTCATATTGTTATCATCCGGTGTAACCTCTGCAAAACCAAACCTATTAAAACTTACAAAACCTGTTTCAGCAGCTTGTCCAGCAATTGCTGTAGCGTGTAGTGCTTGATCAAGTAGTATATCTGCTCTTGCTTGATCACCTAAGAACACCATATCACCTGCTTCATCCTGCAGTCTTTCTTGTAAAGCACCACCAAAGTTAGCTAGTTTTACTCTAGCTTTTAAGAATTTACCCGCTACACTGCTTTCTGGTATATGTGGTGTAGTAATTTGATTCATCATGCCTTGGAAAAAGCCTGTGCTATTTCGTTTAGGGGGATCAAGTGGGTTTGTTGGTGCAGCTTCTTGATAGTATGTTTCTGTGCCAGCAGTAGGCCCTACAAGCGTAGGATTGGGTCCTTGGAATAGGTCTGGCGTAACAGTTAACAAATCGTTAAGAACAGTATTTGATATGTCATCCATCTTAAGAAGTTTCTTAACGAAGTTAACGAAGTCATTCCACATGTTAGATATACGAGACTCAACTACGTTAACTGAGCGAGTATTAGCTAAAAACTTTTGAAAATCTTGATCTGTCAAACCGTATGCAACAAACTCTCTAACGTTTTGGAAAGCAGCACTATACTCATTATCTATGTCAGCTTCTTTAGCTGTGTTAAACATATTAAGTAAATCTTGCCCTAACACAGAATTATTAATTACTTTATCATTCTTAGTTAAATGTTTACTTATTTCTCTAACAGTTGCCGCATGCACACCCTCATGCATAATAGTAATTATATTAGCAGCGTTTGGTTCTAAACCTATAGTATTAGTAAGACTAGAAAAAGATCCTCTATATGCTTTTCCTACATCTCTTTGTACGCCTTCTTTAACTCTAACATTTCCTATGTTTGGAGTCGCTGCTATTTTTTGTAAAATGTATTTTTCATATGGGTTTAAATCTTTTTTAGCTCGTAATACTGTATTTACAGCTTGGGGTAGTGTTTTATTACCTAACGTTACGGTTCTAATTAGTTCAGGATCTGCAGGTAATGAATTAAACTCTTGATATTCGTCTGTAGACGGGCCTGAACGTTTTTTAAGTTCATTAATATGATTTTGTAAGTTATCTCTAGAGTATTTACTAGGAGCAAATAAAAAACTATTAAATAAGGTCCCTAATTTAGTTGGGGTGATGTTATAAGGGTCTCCAGTTCTTTGACCAACACGCCATCGCATCGCAGAATCTGTCATCTCACCTTCAATTTTGTTGATTGCCTGTAAGTTTTTTGCTCTAGGTCTTTTTTGCCCTTTAATTTTATCTCTAGCTGCTTCTAACTGTTCATATAAAATATCTACTTCAGCTAATAATTCTTCAACTGATTTAAGGTCTGGATTTTTTAAATCTTCAAATTCAGATAAATTGGTTGTTTCGCTATAAGGTTCATGAATTAATTCTTGTGTTGTAGCTAGTTGTTCTTTTTGTGTAGCCGGTTGTTCTTTTAAAGTTATTTCAGAAAGCTTCATGCCTTTTGCTAAATTAGGCTCATAAGTTTGAATAAGCTTAACAGCAGCGTTGTATTGTTTTAATGTGTCTGGGTCTTGTAATGCTTCAGGATTATTTTTAGTCTCGCCAACCCACTCAGCAACAATGCCAGCAAGCCGTCTTTCATTAGTTTTTCCTAAGTTTTTAGGTAATTTTTTGAGTGTTTTAGAAGAAAACCGGTCCAACATTTTAGTAAGAAACACTTCATCATCTTTAGCGTCTTCTATAAAATCAGGATTGGTTTCTGTTTCTTGTGCGGTTTTTCTTTTATCAAGAGCATCTAATAGTGTTTTAGATTCTTGTTCTAGTGTAAGGTTGCCTTCTCTCTTTCCGTCATTAATCTTTCTAACATCACCTGTATCCCCAGTAGTTCCACGTCTGTTAACTGCTTTATTTCCTTCGGTGGGTTGTAATTTGGATCTGTTAAGTATAACATCGCGCTCTCCAGCATAGATACTTGTGATTTCTTGTCCATAATTTTTCTCCATGTAATCGGTAAGATTGGTTAAAAATATACCATAATTACCTTGTCTAATGTTAGGTTCATATTCATTAAATATATCAACCATGCTTTGAAAGACTTCTGGGTTTTTTAAATCCTTACCTAGGAGTTCTTTGTATGTTTTAGATCTGCGTTGCAAGCCTATAAAGTTTCTTAATAAAGTATCAGTAGCTATGCCTGGTGTTTTTGTCTGCATATCTACTTCTGCTTTTAAGTCTTTAGCAGCTTGTATTTCGTTTGCTATAAACTCCCTACCTTTTATAGCTCTATTTGTTTGTTTTTGTATATCTTCTAATTTTAAATCTTTAAACTTGTTAATTTTTTCAGTAATATTTGCACTGATCTTTAGCATTTGAGTTTGATAGTCTTTAACTGCTCTAGCATTCATATCTGCAGCGGCGTTATCAGCTTTTTCTTTTAAAACTTCTAATCTATCTTCAAAAGGTTTTATTTGCTTTTTAATGTCACTAGTTTCTATAAAGTATTCTAACCCTTTAGTGGATACTTCCATAGTATCATTTATACTTTCTTGAAGTGAATAAATAGTCTTTTCTGTTGTTTGTTTTTTTATTTCTTCTCTTTTTACTCTTTCAGCATTCTCTCTAATAGCAGCTAAATTAGCTTTTTCTTCAAGCTCTCTGCTATTTATTTCTTTTCTATTTAGACTTTCTCCTTTGTATCCTGAAAAAGCACCTAGTGGGCTTGATAGTAAAGTAGCGGCAGCAACCTCACCATATTCTTTCATAGCCTCTTCGCCTGTTACATCTAGTCCTGCATAAGCTCTTTCCATAGCTTGTTGGGCTATTTCTGTTGGTACTTCAGCTAAAGCATACCTACCAACGCCTTTTGTTATAGCCATACTCATGCTATCTTTTACTGCGTCTTTAGCAACTTCTCTACCTAAAACATTAATACCTATAGCTCTACTTAAACCAGACATACCTAAAGAAAGACGTTCAGCAGCGGATTGACCAACTGCTGTTAAAGCAGCTTTTCCTCTACTTATGTCTACTTCTTCACCTTCAGCAAGTTGTTCAGATGCTCTTCTTTCCATGTTGGAACCAACATAACTTAAGAAAGGAGCTATTAATGATCCAGCTAACATACCTAAAGGGCCAAATGGGCTGCCTGCAGCGGCACCTACGCCCATTGAAGTTAATATAGGAACTTGTTCAGCTGTAGCAGGGAGGACTTGGGATAATGTTTCTTTAGCAGCGGAAAATAAACCTTCTTTTTCATAGCGTTTGCCTATACGAGATATATCAATACCAGGACGGTAATCTTTTGCTATATCTTGTTGGCGTTCTATACCTTGTAAGGCAGCTTCTTCAGCGGTGTCACCTACATCAAGAGCTGTGCCCATAGAAGATACATATTTTTTAGTTGATCCTATTAAAGACTCGATTGTTCCAGCAGTTTCTGTTTGTTTTAATTCTTCTTGATATTGACGTTCTTCTCGAGCTTTTGCTACTCTTTCTTTTAGCTCTTCCGCGTCTTTAGGGACATCATCTGGTATATTGTTTATTCGTATACCGTCTTTAGTTAATATTGAGTATGGCATTTAAACCGCCTAATAATCTACATCAAATATAGTACCACTACTTTGGTTTGTTGCGCTTGTAGGAGCTCCGTAAGCTGAGCCTACTACAGAGTTTATATAATCTTGTTTAATAGGGTATTGCTTTTGTAATAGAAGATTTTTGTCCCATTCAGTAGAAGCATCGGCTCTTGCTTTAAATAAAGTTTTTTCATCAAGGTTCCCTGATTTACTAGCGCTTATTTTTGCAATTTCTTTTCTGCCTTCTATCTCTTTTTCAAGTCTTGTGTCTTTGCCAGATTCTTGTTTTTCTAATATTTCCATAGCTTGTTTATACGCAGCGGATTCTTTAATCTTTTGCATATCCATATTAGCAAGTGTTGTAATTTCATCACGTCTGGCTTGTTGTTTATTGTTTAGTTTAGCCATATCAATGCCTTTGTTAATAGTTTCTTGCTGACTATATAAACTCATAGCTTTGTCTACCATGCCTTGTTTCATAGCAGTCTTAGCAGATGCAACCATTAATTCCATTTTAGCTAGATCTCTTTCTTCACCACGAAGACTTTGAATATTCTTAATATAGTTTTGTACTGCTGGAGCAGCTTTACCTAAGTTACTTAAAGCATTAGGCGATTCTCCTGAAGCTACCAATAAACCTGCTTCAATTAAAGCTAGATCGCTTGCAACAAATCTATCTTTAGTTATCCTTTCTTTTGCTTCTTTGTTCATTGTGTCAACTTGACCAAAGATAGATTCATCAATACCTTGTTCTTTATAAATGTTTTTAATATCTGATAAATGATTTGTAAGAACTTTATTGCTTTTCATTTCATCTGCATCTTTAATAAAGTCTTGTATGTTAGTAGTTATCTTATCAGAATATTCTTTCTTCATAGCATCTCTAGCTTGCTCTTCTGCTATTTTTTCATTAGCTTCTCTTTCAGCATCTATTTTAGCTTGATCAATATTTCTATCAGCTTGTTGTAATAAATCTTTTGTATTTACAATTTCATCTGTAGATTTACTTAAATAGTCTTCTGGAGCTGTCATAGAACCTTGTTTATCAACATCTCCTAAATCAGCCTGATCTAAAGCAGCTTCTTTATTTAATTCTAAATCTTTAAAAGCAGAGCTTTTTTTAATGTCATCTATTCTTTTCTTAAGCAACATTTCAGTAGCTTCTAGTTCTCCTGAACCCATTACTACACCAGGAAGTCCAGATTTTTTAGCTTGTTGTAGTGCACCTAATTGCTTTTCATAATAATCAAGCATAGTTTTGCTATTGTTAGCAGTTGGTATAACATTAAAAGGTGTTTGATTTGGTTTTAATTGAAAAGAATCTTTTACCCCAAAAGCCCTATCTACTAAACTGCCACCCTCACCAGCAAAAGCTACAATACCTCCTCCTGCATAATTACGACCTACGTTTGAAACTAGTCTAGTTACACCCCCTGCTTGTGTTAATTGTTGAGGAGTAGGGCCTGGAGCGCCTATACCTTGAGGAGCAGGTTGATTTGAAGCTAAAGTGTTTAAACCTTTTGGTGGTTCTGATATGCTAGCTATAACATCATCTTTTACAGTAGATTGTGGTTGTGTTGCTGCTTCATCTTTAGCATTTTTTCTAGACACCAACACACTTAATGCATATGTTTGTTTAGGATCGTTTGGGTTTTGTGCATAACCCATAAGCACATTATCAGGCAGATTTTTTAGATCCTGTAATATATTAACTATATCAGGGTCAGTAATTTTCCTAAAATTTTTATCAGCAATTAATCCACTAATCCCAATCATAATAGTTATCCTTTATTCATTAAACCGTATAGACCAAGCCCTGCTAAACCTAGACCACCAATCTGTGATGCAAAGCTAGGAGCTGGAGCATAAGCAACTTGTGTAGAACCTAATGCACCTGCGGTACCACGAAGAATGTTTGATTGATACTCGAGTAGTTTGCGAGCGTAGTCTTGTTCTTCCATAAAGTTTTGGTATTTAATATTATCAATCTCTTGTTGATAAGCTTGTTGTTCTGCACCTGATGCCGCCTGTGCTTTAAGTCTTTCAAGGTTAGCTAATTGTTCTGTAGCACCTAATGCACCCATAGCTTTAGCGCCTTCTAGACCTGTTTGTAGCCCAGCTAGACCTATATCTTTACCTAGCCCTGCTTGGAACTGTTGAGCTTGTTGACCTAATTGAGAGGCCTGTAAACCGGCTTGTTGATTGGTCATACCTGCTTGTAATTGTCGTGCTTGGTCAGCTTGAAAAGCTTGTTGTGCTTGTGTAAATGCTTTAGTAGCGCCTTCTGCTTGTATTCTATCTAATAAGTCTTGTGTATTTCTATCAGCTTCTGATTGCATAAGAGCTTGTCTAGCACCACCAAAAGTACCTCGACCAATAGCACCCATAGTAGAACCTGCTTTGGCTATACCAGCTTGTCTTAATGCTTCTTTTTTCTGAACATCAATAACAGCTTGAGTATATGGATCCATATAAGCTTTAGCTGCAGCGGTATCAAATGTGCCTGTGGATACTGTTGACGGAGTAATAGTACCTGGAGTATAGCCTAAACCTAAACCAAGCCCTCTAGCCGCTGCTGTGCCCCCTAAGCCACTAACAGTGCCTAATTGAGATGTAGCAGTACCAAATTGACCTGGAGTGGTCATGCCTGATACTTCTTTTTGAACTGTTAATTGTTCTGGTGTAAATGCAGCTACACGATCACCAGTATAAGGAGTATAATCTTGTACCCCAATAACGTTACCAGAAGCGTCAGTTTTATATACTTCTTTACCAGATTGTTTTAATAGTTCTTCATAAAATGGCTTTGCATATTCAGGTAAGTTGGTAGAATACGAAGTGGTCTGCTGTGAGCCTCCGCCACCACCGCCTTTGCCTTTATAAAATGTAAAGAACTCTTGAAAGCCTGTACATATATTCCACAATAATTTATGAAACATCATAATAATTTACTCCACTGGTAATTCGTAAAACACGAAACGTTTTTTATATCCATGGTCTTTCCACATAACTTCCCAACCTGGTCTGCCATAAGACTCCATAATTTTACACCCTGCTTCTTTTGCAAACTTTTGTAGTTTAGGAAACCCTTTTTCTGTCCAACTAGGAAAGTCTTTACCTCCTACAAAATGCAAAACTAGCACATTCATTTGTGGGTACTCTACTACTTCTGTTACCCAAAACCCTATAATTTCTTTAGTAATTACATTAAAAGGCACCCACAACTGTTGATCTTTAGTTAAAAGACCTTCTAATATATCATCTGCGGTATATCTACCGTAAGTATACTTGGCACACTTTTCTGCATATTCTTTTATTTGATGCCAAATAATTTTTATATGTTCCTTTGGAACAATCGTTGTGTCAATCAAGCAGGCAAGTACCTTTCCGCATTTGTGTCTTTAGCGTATTCCTTATTAGTACCTATTGTTTGTTTTCTAGCACCTTGAATTCTATCAATCATTGCATATAGTTTTTCAGCGCCAGCATCTGATGAACCATTGCCTAGTTCAGAAACTATTCTAGCTGGCACAATAAATTCACCATCTGATAAAGCAGCTTCTTGTTCACCTTCTATATTAGCAGGTATATCATCTGATACGCCATCACCCATACCATTTAACATTTTACCTTGATCTGGTGTTAAATTAGCCATACCTCCATCAGCGTATCGTACAATGCCTGCTTGTTTTAACATATCTAACACAGACTGTCCTGACATATCAGTAACTTCGCCTGTAGAAGTGTTTGTCATGGTACCCTGTGTGTTTCCTGAATTCATAAGACCTTTAAGCCCTAATCCACCGCCACCTTTATATCCTTTAACTGCTCCACCTTCTTTAGCATACATTGGTAATCTTAACCCTGTTGGACCACTTAAATTAAGTTGTCCATATGGACCATAAAATCTTCTATCTGGTGGAATTACTAATGGTTCTCCATAAATATCTTTTTCTTCTAGACCACCCATAACAGCGCTTGCAGGGACAGAAGCTAGTTGCATACCACTACCACCAGCATTTAAAAATCTTTGATAACCTGAAGTGCCTTTTCTAATATTTTCCATTTCTGGTGTTAAGCCTTCAACATCAGTTAAAGCTTTGGTATCAAATAAATCGCTTACACCTCTACCAACATCACCAAAATAGTCTTGAGAGTTTTGTCCCATTCTAGTAAATTTATCTCCAAAAGATTCTCCTTGTAAAATTTTTGGAGTTGCTTTTGTGCCTAAGTTAGCCGTAGCTACTGGATTTTGTGCTAAAAAACCACTGTTTGTTGTTAGCGCTGGTAAAGAGCCCGCTGCTTTTCCTGACATTGCTTGAGTAAATGGATCATACCCACCATACCCTGGAGCAGCACCTGATGTAGCTTGCTTTGCAGTTAATCCTGATAAGGCTTCTTTGTTTAATTCAGCATTGGTTGATCCTGTAATTGCCGCTGCTTGACCTGTTTTAGAAAAAGTATCGGCTAAACTTCCACCTCCATAAGCACCTAATCCTGACATTATGCCTGTACCTAAATCTCCTGTCATAGCATATGATAAGCCACCTACTAATAAACCTGCACCTAATGGTCCTGTGAACGGAGTTAACGCAGCTCCAACGCCCATAGGGACAAGACTACCTAGTACACCACCTAAGCTAAACGCTTCTGGCATACCAGTATTAGGGTTCCTAGTCATTGTTGTTCCGTTAGCTAAAGCTAAACTTTGTAGTCCTTGAACCTCTTGTGGGTTCATATGAACTAACGTAGTATCACCATATCTACCTTGTTGTGCTAGGTCTTGTGCTGTTAGAAGATTGTTCATATTTTATCCATTAATATAAGTTGTATAATACCATTAAATGTGTTACGTATAAACCTTAATCTCGCCCAATATATTGTATTAGGCCATATGCAGACGGTATTGCTGGGCGTGCATAAGGTGACGATTGGGCTGCTTCATATTCTAAATAAACTCCATTAACTGGGCCTGATGTTGAATAAGCTTTCTCAGTTGCCCAGAAAAGTGCGACTTCTTCTCCTGCAGTAGCTTCCCATGTTATAAACCC